GCGCAACGTACATTGCGATTATTGAGTCAAGCTCGGGATCGCCGGTCCACGATCCAATCTGACCAGCGTCTTTCAACGAAGTGAGCTTGATCATTTGCTCTCGCGTTTTGTGTTGCTCAACTCTCCATTTCGCCTGTAAATCTTCGCGTAAACTTGTGTTCGCGATCTGTGGGTAGTCACGAAAAACGAGCAACATGCAAAGCTCTTTGATCAGCGGGGGAGTCGTTCCGAACGATAACGGGATCTGTGATCCTGTCGCTGTTTCGCCAACTGGATCGCCTGGTATAAGCTCCGTGTACCCAAAGACGCCCGAGAGTTTTACGTTCTGTCGCCCCCGTGGAAACTTCCAGATATCAGAATAGAACACGCCAGGTTCACGCCTGTATTCTGGACCAAACGTGCCATCAATCCGTGGAGCTTCCACCCGCGGATTTGCTCGATCGTCTGGACGGATCAAGCCTTGCGTCAAGTGTCGATTGTAGACAAGCAACTCTGAAACCTCGATCGACTCTTCGTCATAATCATCGCCGCGCCCCGATATCATCGCGGCTTCGTCAAGACGAATGATCGGCACCGGGCAACGCTGCGCGCTCCCGCCGTCGCCGTCAAGAAAGTACGTGTGCACCCTCGCTTCAAACCATCGCCCGGTCCAGCGCTCGATCGCTCGCGACCACTTCGAGATTTTCGCGAGCGCTCGATCGTCTGAAAGCATCGTGGTCGTGATCCCTTCGTCGCGCAGATCTTGAACCGAGCAATAAAGACCGCCCTCGTCCGTTCCCGAAATCGGATCTGATAGCGAACCCTCAGCGAGCGTGACCGAGTTGAAGAAACTGAATTTGTACCAGTGAGAAGTATCGCCCGCGATGTCGATATATTCATACAACGTAACGCCAGCAACAAGCGGCACACGCGTTGCCGGGATCGTGATCTCCGAATAGACGCCATCGATCCCGGTCGTAGATCGATAGACTTTTTGCACGTCATAACCGGGATCAGGTTGCAGCATGACGTTTGAAAGATTGTCAACAACCCATCGCAGTTTGATCGATGCCATCGCTAGATCTCCTCAGCGCTGATCGGTTTCGGTCTCAAATCGTCGCTTGAAAATGGCTCGGGCACAAGTTCGCTTGCGCTATAGGCCCGCGGCGTGTATTCGCTCGCGTCGCCCTCTACTTCGACCGATTGCGGATCAGGTTTCAGATCATTGGCGCTTCGCGGTTCGGGAACTAGATCGATCGCCTGATATGCCGACGGCGGTTTGACAAATGCGCCAGGCGTTGGCGCTTCCGTGCGATACCAAAAATGCAGCGTGTCGTCAGATATTGGCGCACGACGCATGCGCACGTTGACGCCGCCAAGCTCGATCGGTCCATCGTCGTCATCCTGCCCGAGTAGCTGACCGTTCAAATACGCGAAGAGCGTGCCCGGAAAATATGCGACCGAAGTTTGAAAATCGACGTTGTTCCCGTCGATCGTTCCTATCGCTAGCTCTTGCTCTGCGTCGCTCATGCTTCGATATACCTAACGTGCACAACGTCGTTTGTCGAGGGCGCAACGCCAAGCGTAAACGCTCCCGTGCTCGGGCTTGTCTCGGTTGGGCCGTCGTCGTCGTTTTGCTTGATGAGCATCCCGTTTAGATAAATGAAGAGTGTACCGGGCGCGTAAGGTAGGCTTGTATTGAATGTTGTATTGAACCCGTTGATCACTCCTGACGGTTTCTCTTTTTTCTCGTCACCGACCATAAGCAACGGCTTTCGATTCGCCGCGTTTCTTCGCGCGTTTCAAGACCACGATCGCCTGTTTGATTTGCCGTTGCTCAACTTCGGTCAACTCTGGCGTTTCGTCCGCTACTACTTCTAAATTTTCTTCGATTTCTTCCACGGTCGGACGCGCTGATTTCACCGCTTCAACGACCCTCGTTGGCATCTCCGCTTGTTGCCGCAAGAACAACTCGCGATCTTGTTCCCGCGCTTTCCGTAACTCTGCGATCGTATCTTCGTGGCGATCTAGATTTTTGTCCTGGCTTGCGTTGCTTGTCTGATTTGCCGTTGCCTGATTCGAGATCATGAACGCATACCCGTATGAACCTGAAAGCGCGCCCGCAACGATCGAGATAGTCACCCAGAAAATTTTGTAAAGCGTCGAATACTTGCCGCGCAGGTCGCGGGTTTTTGCTAGTTCACTATCCTGTCTTTCTTGGCGCGCTCCCTCTACGCAAGGGTGTTCGTGCGAGTCGCCATCGGCAACGTGATCATTGACCTTCGTCAACGCTTCACGCGCTTTGTCCCGCGCTTCTCGAGTATCTGTTGACAGCGGCGGGATCAAATCGTTCTTTATCGAGCGCACATTTTGATCAATGCGTGCAACCGAAGTTGTAAGCGTTACAAGATCAGCGGTTGGCAAAGGTGTCATGGTAGTGTTTTTCGGCATAAGATCATTCCTCCATTTTCCTCTTGCGCACAAACTTCGCCGCTGATTTTCCAGGGATCGGCGTACCTCGAATTTCAAACCCGAGATTAGAAATTTCACGGGCGTGATCTGTAAGCGTGCTTTGAATGTTCGCGATCGATTTTCCGTTTGATTCGAAGTGTCTTCTGACGAATTCAAAACCGGTTTCGATAGTGTATAGCCTGCGATCAAGCCCGTCGATCTTAGATTCAAGCCCGTCGATCTTGTCAGCGATTTTTTTCAACAGTGTTATTTCTTCCAACGTAAACCTCATGCGTCAGAGCTGATACAATAGAACGTTACAACCGCTAGTTCACCGTCGCATTCTTGATCGTCCGCGAGCGAGACCTGGATCTCCATGCCATAGGCCGAATAAAGAAGCGTCTTTGTTTTATATAGCCAAGGGAAAATCAAAACAGGGTTTGAAATCCCGCGCATGGTCCCGCCGAATGACGGAACTTCCGGGTACGCCCCGTTAGACTCGTTGATAAAATCGCGCGAGTTTTTATATTTCTTCGTGCGAATAGGGACAAGAACACCGGGCGGTCCACCGATATACTGACCGAGAATAAGCACCTTGTATTGAATCGTATCTTCCATCACTACATTTTTTGATAACTGACATTCAGCAGCAAGCAACTCTAGATTTTTTCCGGGCGTTGGCTTCATAGTCCATGTGCTTTTGTCGGCGTAATGATAAGTCGCTGTCACAGTATCAGTTCCAGTCAACGCAACGTGAAACGTGATTCGCCCCGTAACGGGATCGAGTGAATAGTCACCGTCGCCGCCCGCTCCAAACGGGGCGTCCATTGTTTTTTCAACGCCGTTTACTTTGACGATGATCGGATATCCACTGACCAAATCATCTTCGTCTGAAACGCGCCCATGATAAAGATCGATCCAATGCTCATGTTGCGAACTATACGTTTCGTAATTCGCATCTGGCGTTAGCGTCTCGGCAACAACTTCGATCGACTCTTGATACCATGTGCATTTATCGCAGAGATTCGGGGAAAACATCGTTACGCGACTGTCAGATCTTAGGTCGAATTCTATCCGCGGATTATTCGACACTGAAACAGAAAGATCTGAATTCGACACGGACACGGGCATCCCAGGATCGGGAAGCGGTTCACCACTATGAGCTGTTATGAGCGCATTGAACGCAGCCTCGTCGGGAACCGGGAGAATTGCCTTGAAATAGGCGTAAACGTTGGTGGCATCGATGGAAAGCTTTTTATCACTCAAGGCGATGGTGATCGCTGGGTCGTTGTCAATTTCTTGCTCGAACCGATCGAGGGCAACGACGCCCCCCGAGGTGGTGAACGCGCTGAGCGCTCTCGTATATTGTACGTCTGCCATCAAGCCACCCTGAACGCGATTATAACGCGGTTTTTTATGTATGCCGTTCCACTACCACCGTCTTTTTCGTACTCGATTTTATAGGTGTGGGTTCCAGAGATTCCCTTCTGGACGTGATACCCAGAAAGCGGGACTTGCGACGCCGTTCCCGTCGCCTGAAGAACGACAGAACAAAGAACCGTGGAATCGAAAACCTGTCTCACACCGATTTGTGTGCTGGAAGAAGACCCTCTAACGATGGCAGCACACATGATGATATAGTCGCCCTCTTCGAGGTCGCTCGGGAACGTAAGCTCAAGAGCCGTCTCCCAGGAGCCGGTGGTTCCGATCTCGTCGTCGTCCTGCTCGTCGTCGTACCAAGCGCCAAACCCTGGCTCTGGTCCCGGTTCCCAAGACCAGGGAGACGATGTATTGATCTGTCGGTAGCTGTTATTTACATCTTTGACGTAAACATTGGTGCCCTGTTGTGGTGTGCTGAAAACCCACGAGCTGCCGTTGTACTGAGCAATTTCACCCGCGTGTCCAACAAAAGCCCCTGTCGGCGAGTCTCCTATTATGACACGGTAGCCTGTAGTCGGTGAGCCTGGCGGGGTATCAACGTTGCGATCGTCAACCGGGGGTTGTTGGATATTAGCGCGACCTTCTCCTATTCCGCGCGCCACCCCATCAGCAAAAATCTTGACACCCTCGCCAAGCACGAAACTGATTTTTCGTTCGACGTCAGGATCGGAAGCCTGCTCATCAAGGATAATAGCGGTTTCTTCGCGATCTCCGGGGTATCTGTCCGGCGTTCTTCCCATATAAGCATCTTAGCCCTTCGTCGGCTTGGCGGCTTTCTTGGCCCTGCTAGCGCGCTTCGCTGGCGCTTTTTTCGCTCCCGTTTTTTGCGCCGCTTCTTTCTTCGCTGCGCGCGCTTTCGCTGCGCGTTGTCGTCGCTCTTCTTTTTCCTGCGCTGCGATCCTCGACTTGCGTTGCTCGTCTGCAACCGCCGCGGAGTGCATACCGCGCACAGCTTCGATCTGACGTTGCAACGCGCGCGCTTCGCCGTCCAACATCGCTAGCTCTTTGCTAGCGTCGCCAGCCTGCGCAATCGCAAGATCACGACAACGCGCAACGAGATTGACGCGGGTTTTTACGTCAGCAGGATCAAGCCCGTTTTTCACGCCGTCTTTTCTTATCTCGTCTTGAACGCCTTGCAGCGTCGCCGCGATACGCTCGGAAGCTCTCTTTGCTCCGTGCTGTTCTGACTTCTTTTCGCGTATGCTCATGATCTGTTTTTGCAGATCGTCGGTCATACTGCGAAGCGCTTGAAGCCTACCGCGCGTTTTCGGATCTTGCGCGATATCCGAGATTTGTTCTGTCATGCCTCTACCCTTTCAATGATTTTTACGCGGCAAGTTGAACCGCGATGATCACGTCACCACTGAACACGCCTTGCGGGTGATCGAACTTGATATCACCGTTGGCAGGTGTATCGCCTGCGTAAACGTCGTTGTTGGTCGCGTCGCTTCCGCCGTACTGCAAACGACCGTTCAAGAAAACGAGCGTGTCAACGCCGCTCGGAGTGTTCATATCAATCGAGTGCCCGTTGCCCGTGCTGATATCGAGCCCACCCGCGCCGCCAGGAACATTGACATCGCGCCCGTAATTTGACGCAAGCACCGTTACGCCGATCGAGAAATCAACTCCGTGCTCGATTGCGTATTTGATCGCCGCCGAAATGCTCGCGTGTGGTCCGCCCTCGAGTGCACTGATCGGTCCCGCTGTCGCGTCGTCAAGCGGCAACGCCGTTGTTTGGCGAACGGTTGTAAACGTGATGTCGTCGGCACCGTCGAGAACGAGGTCGCCCGATAGAGTTGCAACTTGCCCCGCTGCGCCGCCAACTTCAACGCCGTTGATCGTCGCCTTGTTTGACGCCATCGTCAGATCGCCAGCGGAAACATCGATCCCACCAGGCGCATTGATGTCGATCTCGTCGCCAGCGGCTTCCGCGTGCACGTCAAGAATTCGCGCCGCGCCAGTTGAATCGCTGATATAGAAATGCTTCGTGTCTGTCAGTCGCCAGTCAACCGCCGTGTCGTCAACGGTGACAGTCGATCCGCCGTCGTATGCGTTATCGAGCGTGACGGAAACCGCAGCGCTCGCGAGATCGACGAGAGCACGATCGTACAAGAAATCCTGTTCGGTCCATCCGTCGAGAGATTCGCGATCTGCGTATCCGTATTTGATGTTTGTGCTCTCGATATCAGCAACCGGGCACGCTTCGAGATCCGAATACGTAGCGTTTGGACGCACAAAAGAAATCTGCGCTTGGTTGTTCGTGTCATCAAACGCCGCGCCGTCGGTTGCGCCCTCTTCGACTTGAAGCAGACCGTAAACCTGACGCCCGCTTGACTGGATAGGATCGCCCGTTGCTGCGTCGAAGATGATCAGAAGATTTTTCGGGTTGAGCGCGTTCTCTCCCGCAACTTCATCAAGAGAGTGCGCCCCAAACGCGCCAACGCCAAGCTCGACACAAACCGCGCCCTCGGTTGTTCCGCCCGTTGCAATGTTTCGGCTCGGGCACTCTCCGCTTGCTTGCACAAGCACTTCCCAATTTTGCGAAGCGGTCACGCTGATCGATGTCAGAACCATGAACCGACGAAGCGCAAGCTTGTCATCAAGAAACGTCTTCGCGTTGATCGCAGCGATAGAAAGATCGGGCGCGGTTTCCCACGCTGGCTTCCCTGTGATGTCCGCAACCTGTGACGCGAGATAATCGATCGTGTCCGAAAGATCGACCGCGTTGGCATCGTGATCGCTTGGGGTCAACGCGTCGTTGATTGACGAACCCAGGGTCCAGATCTTGTCTTGTCGTAGTCTTGTTACGCCCACGGTTTTACCTCGCTTGCAAAAGAATTGACGAAGACTCTACCTGACCTCTTGGTATGCGAGATCAATATAGCATGCGCGTCTATTTTTTCCAGATTATAGCCAGCGTGATCAACGAGAGAAGATCAGCTTTTTCAATGCGCGCGAAGATTGATCGAAGCGGTGAGCTTCCGAGTGCACGAACGAGATCACAAGATCGTCGCATTGCCTAACGTCGCCGTCAAAGTAAAACTCATACTCGCGTTTCGTGGCGTGTGTCCTGCGAAACCCGACGAAACGAATCCCGCGAGATAGCACAAAAGACGCGAGAGAAAAATCAGTCGTTGACCACGTGCCGCGTGATCCTGCGCTCTCTCGTTCTCGCCACCCGAAGGTCAGCTTTTTTATTGCTCGTTGTGATTGATCGAACCGGTGCGCTTCTGTGTTGACGAAATCGATCGCTAGTTGTTGGCAGTTCCCGCGCTCGTTATCGAAATGAAAATCGTAACGCGAGTGCGAATCAGGGTGCAATCGTGCGGAGTGTAACTCTACTCCCTGCGAGTGTAGGAACGCAGCGATCGAGAAATCCGCCGTTGCCCATGTGTTGGGCGACGCCACGACTATTTACGCTTGCGAGATTTCCGCGTCGCCGGTTTGACCGAGCGTTTCGGTCGCGCCGCTTTCGGCTTCGGTTTCGGCTCGGGCTCAACAACTGGCTCGGGCTCGTCGTCGATCTCATCGAGTGCCGCCGCGCGCGCTGTGCTCGCGGGTGTTTTCTCGGTGAGATCAACCGCCGTGTCAACCGTTGGCTCTTCGAGTTGTCGCGCCGCTTCGCGTTCTGCTTTCGCCGCTGCGTCAAGCGCTCGCGCGCCGACTTCGGTTTCAACATCGAACACCAACGGCGTGCCCTCGTCATACTGGTCTTGGTGCACAAGCGCCATGCGATCCGCGATCGCTGCGTCTACCATGTTCCAGATACCAGCACGCGCGAAAGTGAACCATTGCCCGGTCACGGGATCGCGCCAGTCGATGCGCTTCACCTTGTAACCGGCCCGCGGCTTATACGGTTTGAGCCTGACGAACTTGACTGACATTGCCTCTACCTTTCTTGTTGCCGCTATTCGACAAACGCGTAAACGTCAACCCCGGTGTGCCCGCTCTGGTCAACGGTTGATGTCTCCGCACCGGGCGCACCGTTGTCGTTGTCATGGACCATCAGCTTTGGCGTTCCGCTGTCGTCTACCACTCGAAGATGGTAGAGAGCTGCGCCGTCATATGACAGAAACCACGGACCGCCGACCACGGTTTGGCCAGGAAATACCGCTGAAAGATCATATCCGCCAGCGGGATAAGCGCTGTCAAGATCAACGTTCGCTTTCGCGAGACGAAGCGGCGCGCTCGGCATCCCGTTGCTCATCGAATTGCTGTTGACTGTGAGTGCCATTTTTTATTTCGCCTTTCTATCGTCTAGCACCTAGCTGTTGAGAAACACCAGCCTAGCACCTAGCTGTTGAGAACACCCGTGGTCTTTACGACCGAATCCTCGACGGCGAAACGAGCATCGAAGCGAAGCGACATCACAATGATGAAAGTCCCCGCGCTGATGTCCATATCGGTCTGCACCTTGATCTTGCGCCATACGCCGAGATAGATGTTTTTCGGGTGCGTGAAGAGCACGACCGTTTCGTCGCTCCCGCCGCCGAGATCCTCGGGCCACATCGGGATATCAACGATCTCTTTGCCCTTGTATTGCGGCTTCGCGTTCTCTACGATCTGCGCATCGCCGAGAGCGGTCCCGCGAGGAGCGAGGGAGTCGCTGTAATCGTCTTGCGCGTTGTGCGAAGTGAAGTATTTCATTTCGCCCATATCGTCGATGTACTCTTTCGGAAGCGCTCGCGTGGTCTGCTTCAAGATCGAACGATCGAGACGCGATCCACCGGCAACGACGGGGTGCGACGTTGCTTGCTTGATGATCCCATCGAGCTGTGCGAGGAGCGGATCAGCGCTGGTCGTGTCGCCACGAATGACGACCTTTTCAGCGTCGCGCCCCACGGCGTCAGCCGATCGGCCCATGATCGTGTTCTTGAGCCCTTGCCCCTCGATGTTGTCCTCGAGAACTTCGTCTGGAATTCGGATCTCTGCCTTGAAGAGTTGCGCATTCCACGTCTCTTTCCCGAGATCCGGCTTGCTGCGCTGCGCGACCGGCAGTGCTTCGCCGCTCACGCCCGGCTGCAAGACCTGGCCAGCGAATCGCAGATTTTCGAGAATCTGCGTTGGCGAATTGAGCGTGGTCACTGTGATCATGCCCGAGAGCTTCGCCTTGCGAATCGCTCGTTGCAGGAACTTCTTCGCCTGCGCTGGTTCGAGATAACCGCCATCGGTTTGAATGTCGGCAAGCGAGAGATCCGCTTTCTGCAAGATGGTTCTGTTAGGGGTCATATCGTTTTCTCCTGTGAATCAAAGCCCCGTTATTTGCTGCGTCCCGCAGCGCTAAACCTCTACCTTACGGGCTCGCCTGCCCTATCTACCAAGCATCAACGTCAGGGTCGTTCAAGTCGTGTTCCCACGACAACGGCTTGACGTTTTCGCCATCGTCACCCTTGGAAACTGGCACAAGGTTTGTGTCGGTTGGCGCATCGTCTCGATCTTTGATCGCGCCTTGAAGCTTTTCGATCTTCGCGTTTTGTTCGTCGATCGTCTTGCGAAGCTCGACCACTTGCGGATCGGGCTCGTCGTTTTTCTTCACTGGCTCGGGCTCTTCGCTCTTCTTCGTGGGCCACATGCTCTTGCGTTCTGCTTCGGGGATCATCTCCTCGAAGAGCTTGATCAACGCGTCAAGCGCGCCCTTGAATTTCTCTCGCCGCGCTCGTGAAAGTTGCTTCGTTCCCGCTTTCTCGGTCTTCTCTCGATCATCGTCGGTTTGCTCGGGCTCTTCGGTTTTCTTCGTCTTCGTTTTCGCAGCGGCAGTTGACATCAACACATCTTTCGCTTTCGAGATCATGCGCAAAGTTTCTTCATCGCACGGCTTGCCAGCGGAAAGTTTTCCGATGGCAACTTGCAAAAGCTTCGCTGCTTCAACAACTGATTCGCGCGTCGTATACCCTGGACTTGTGTTCTGTTCATCGGGCGCTGGCGCATCAGCTTTCACAAGCCCTAGCGCAGCTTCAACGCCCATCGCGATTTCATCAACCGCTTTGTTGATGTCACCGGGCAACGAACCCTCGCCCTCTTCGAGCCCCTTGACCTTCGTCACGAGCGCATCGATCTTGCTCTTCAACGCCGCAAGCGCTTTCGCCGCCGCTTGCGCATCAGCTTTCGACACGTCGCCGATCGTGTCGTCAATCGCTGGCTCATCTTCGCTCTTTGCTTTCGGGCTCGGATAGCGCGACGCAACGCCACGAAGAGCGGTCACGATCGCCTTGCCCTCGCCAAGCATTGGCGGGGGAATCATGCCCTTCATTTCTTTCAGCTTCGCGACAAGAGCATCGATCTTTTTCGCGCTGTCTTCGAGCATGCTCATCACAGCTTCTTTGACGCCCTTTGGTGTCGCCTTGTCCGCACCGTCGATCGTGTCGCCGCTTGGCTCGTTGTCGTCAGTGTTCACGTCGCCAGCGTCCACCGTGCCGAACGCGTCGCTTGCTCCCTTGTCAACGTCAGTCGTCAAGGTCCCGTCCTCTTGCTCGTAAACTTCTTCGCCAGTCGGCATTGTGTCGCCCTCCGTTTTGATCACTAGAAATCGGCGCTTGTTTGCTGCGCGATCAACCGTGCTGATTTCTTCGACTAGAAGATCCTGCAACCGCGTAACGAGTTGCGACACGCGATCTTCTTCGTCGCTTTCTTGTCTGTCTAGATCTTGGCCACTCATGATCGCGCTCATTTCACGCAGAATTTTTACCTTGCGTCAATATTTTTCGCTCTGCAACACGTCGCGCGCTTCCGCCTATTGAAAGCCCCGTCAGCTTTCCCGCTTTGATAGAGCGCCATAACTGATCGTCTACTACGCGCATCGCCAATAGCCAAGTCCCGCGCCGCACGATCTGAACTTTTTCATCGGGCTTTATGTCCGCGGTGCCAACAACTTCGCCATCGGATCGCACAGCAAATTCTACGGGCGCGATGTATGATTCAAGAATCCGAAGCTTTGTTGATGGAACGATCCTGCGATGCATAAGACCAAGGTTTCGGTATTGCTCCATGAAAAGATGCGCGGCGCGCCGTATTTCATAAGCGCTGTAAATATCGCCCTGCGAATCAGGATCAACCGGTGCGCCGTCGTCGCCGTCGTTTGGCTCGAGAACAATCCCGAGCACAAAGCGCTCTTCTTTTGTTTTCACGATCGGCATGCGCACGTCTAATGCGCGATCGATCATCTTTCGGATCTCGGTTTCCGTCGCCATGCGCTCAACGGTTTCGGCAGTCATTGGTCGCGTTTTGTCGTCGTGCGCTTGCTCAACCATTGGCGGTCCAAACCAGTGCACACGCCGCTTTTCATCGCGACGATCAACGGCAAGCTCGAAAACTTGCACGCGGATCACGTCACCGATTTTTGCTTGTACGTTTGTGTTACCTGTGCGCCCGATCACTGTGTACAACTTGCCATCGATCTCGACCGTTTCGACATAACCATCGCTCTCTTTTACAGGACCGACCGCGCAAGAATAAACGAACGTTTTGTCAGAACCCGAAACCTTGTCTTTCGCGTAAACGATCGCGTCAATTTGCCGCGTCGCTTTGACTTTCGCCCACGATTGCGGCTTTTCTCCGATCAAATATTTTGCATCGGGAAGCTTGAAAACCGCGCCCTCACTACCGGGAATTTTGCGCGCCCAATCAAACATGTGTCGCAAATCTTTTTGAGTCACGACGCGCTTTCTGTTCACGATCAGCAATCTATTGTTTGCTATTTTTTGTTTCCCGCCGAAAAACTTCGCAAGCGTTTTTTCGTGTTCTTTCTCTTCTTCGCTCGTTAGATCTTCGCCATCGCGAAACAGAACGCGAAAGACATTGATCGCCGCGCCCTTGTCCTCTTGCGGTTTACCTGTCGTGAAACGTGCGAGATCCGATCGGGCGCGTGGCTTGCCTTTCGCGTCGTATTCGAGCAACTCGCCATCAACGGTCCACGAACCGCTGACAGCTTCAAGCGCTTGCGCCAGCGACGGAAGCGAAACGCGTCGCTCATCTTTCGAGTCTTCAAAGAAAATAGAAACGCGCTCGCCCTTCGGTTTGCTTTCGTCTCGCGACGCGATCACGCGGTATCCGTTGAACTTCGGCTCTACGTAAACACCCGCTTTGATCACGTCATCAATCGCCCACTTTTCGAGCAACAGATCGAGATCAAGAAACTCGCCGCCCGGCTTCATTGGCGTAAAACGCTTACCCGGCAACACCTTTGATCGCACCTTGCGCGTTGTTATCTTGCGCTCGATTTCTCGATGGTCTTCCGGCGCTTCGCCTGGTACGTACAGAAACGCCTTGCGCACGATGCGTTGATATTTTCCGTTGACGATCTTTACATTGTCGTCAGTGAAAAAACGCTCTTTGACCAACGCGTCGCGCGTTTCTTTCGCTTCTTTTTCTGTCTTCGCTTCCCAGTAACGAAACTCTTTCGGCGTTGCTGCTTCAAGCGTTTTCGGGATCGCCGAGATACCAAGCGGCGGCATGTGTTCGCGCCGTACTGTACGGGTTTTTAGGACGGTTGGAAGGTAGGTTTTTCCAAGATGCGCTTGCCAAAAAACTTCGCCCTCTGGCGTGCGTCGTCCTGCGTCTTGCTCGTCGTCGCTCCCGCCACGACCAACGAGCATGCGCAGGTAAAACGAGCCCTGCCACTGTTGATCGCCAGTCAAGAAAAACTCGTGAAAGCGAAGCAACTGCAAGCCCCACTCTACTTGTGGGCGAGCAACTGCGATCATTACACCCGTTTCGTTTGTCGTCGCGCCTACCTCGCCAGACTCAAAAACGCGACCCTCGATCCCTAGCCATACAAGCGGTTGGCGTGACTTTGGAGTGCCGCCCATATGCGACGGAGCTTTGATCGGCTTCAAGTATTTGTTGCCGTCAGTCGCCGAATAGCCAGCGTAAACAGCGCGCGCTTGCGCGACCGTGTTGATGTCTTCGACCACGCCCGGCTTGTTGGCGAAGAGCGTGAAGCCAACGAGATGATCGTTGATACGCGCTCGAAAGTCGAAGTGCGCAGACTTGCCTCGAGTGTGTAGTTGAATCACGCCCGGTCTCGATCCCGATTGCTTCGGATAGTCCGCCAACGGATCGCCTTGCTTTTGCAACTCTGACATCTCGACGATCGTCCGCTGATCGTCTCGCGGCACAAGCGCCAGATCGTAAAGCTTCGCATGATCGGTAAACGGTCCACCCAATGATTCATCGTGAAACTGCGCGCGCTGTGAAAGCTCGGGTGGAAGTGCGCGCCCTAGCCGAAACTCGATCACGCGTCGCAGTTTTTCATCAACCGGACCATGCACAAGTAGATCAATGTCGTTCTCTGTTTCGCCGGTATTTGCTAGCCCACCGACGATCGAGACAACGGGAGCACGAAGCAAGATCGGCTTCGCATAGTGGCGCACAACGTCGTTGAAAGCGATCCGCTTCCCTGTCTTTTCCCCGCTCGCATGCGTTGGCGCTGTCGCTCGTTTTTCTGCTCGCAGTCTTTCCGCTTCGCGCCATAACGCCGAATCGCGTTGAATATGAAAACCGCGTCTGTGCATTTCGCGAAACACGAAGAGCGCAGCGTTGATCAGGTCTTCGCGGTTCAATTCGCCCGCTGTGATCTTGTCGTTGTCTGCGAAGTTCGCCCCGTATAATTGGTGCAAACGCAGGTTGACCGATCGAAGCTCACGATCGCTGACATGTCGCAGCGTGCCCGGCTCGATCTCGGCAACTCGAATTTTTTGGACCGTTTCTTCGTCGTCTGCTTTGCGCGTGCTTGGCTCGCTGGCGATGAAATAGCGCCGCGCTGTTTTGTCGCCGCCCGTGTTTGTTGCTTCGCGCAGCGCGAGAGAAAAGCGCCGACCGCGCACTGATGAAAGCGCTTTTGTCTGCGTATCAGTATCGCCGAATACCAACAAAAACGACCCCTTGATCCCGTTGACGACATCAGCAAGTTTTACGAGATCGAAAGTCGATCCACCGGGTGCCCCGACCTCATCTTTCCATTCTCCCGGGTATGGCGGATCAATGAAAAAGAAAGTATCGGGAGCATCATACTTCGCAATCGTTTTCGCGTAATCGGCGTGCTCGATTTTTACATTTTTCAAACGCTCACTAAACCGAGAAAGACGCTCAAACTGATAACGCATGCCGGTCTTGCTTGTTGAATATCCGCCCGCGCCAGCAAACATAAAACGGCGCAAAAAAAGAAACTTCCATACGCGTTCAACATCACTACTCGGAGAAAGTTTTTTTGCACGCTCGAAAGTTTCCTTGCTTGCAACCCAATCAAAACGAGCCAGCGCTTTTTCTTTTTCTGCGCTCCATTCCTTGATCCAGCGCATGACAAGCACAGCGTTTAGATCAAGATCGGCAATTACTTCGCGCTCGCTTTTTTCTTTCGTGAACAGACACGACGCCGCGCCCATAAAAGTTTCAACGTAGGTTTTGTGCGCTGGAAACCTTCCCACAATCTTAGACGCATACCGCGCCGATCCGCCGTACTGCGACCACGGACCGCTGCGCTTTTCGATGAGATCGATCATCGTCTCGGGCATCAACGTCCTGTACCGCTTGCCGTCAATCTCGATCTCGTGATCGTGCAACCCGCCGTATGTCGTGCGCGCGCCGCCCTCGTCTGCTTCGTGGAGATGATCGCCATCGTCAAGAGTGCCGACCGCTTTGCCGTCGGGTAGCTTGAATTCATGTTTGTGATTCCCGCTTAGCTCTTCGATGCCGTCATAATGTCCGTGCGATCCGTCACGCCCTGTCAACGCTAGCGTGCCATCGTCAAGCCTGATCACGTGCGTGTGTCCACCGTCTAGAACCCCCGCCCCTGCTCTGCCATCGCTCAAAACGTGCGCGTGCACGCCGCCGCCAGGAACAGATTTAGCCACGCGTTGACCGGCTTCCGCCGCGGCTTCCGACATTTCACCCACGAACACATTGAACGACTCGAGCCACTTCACGCCAGCGCGCAGCGGTTCGATCACGTTGTCGGGTGCTTTGCCGCGCTCCAATAACACGATCACTTTCTCGAGCGGTCCGCCAAGCTCACGCGCGATCACGCCTGCGCCGCGCTGGTCTGCTTTCAGAATAAGCTTGCTCGGGTCTATGGCGTCTAGGGCTTGGCGTAACTTGCGCGCGTTCTCGGGTGCTTCTCGCGCAAACGAGACGCTATCGGTCGGGCCTTGCAAAAGTTCAAGCGTAGATTTCGACCAACGCTTGACGGCTGACTCTAACTCTGTCGCCAGCGCTTGCGCTTCGCGCAAAGCGTTTTCATCGGCTTTCGTGATCTCGATCTGCATCGCGCTCCCTCGACACGCGCACCGGGCGCTTGCCTACGCGGGAGCGCGTTTCACTGTTGCTCGTACCCGCTGACTAGAAATCGGGATCTTTGCCCCAATCGTCATCGGCTTCCGAATCAGTGTTCAGATCGTGTTGCCAGCGAACATCCTGATCGTCGCTCGCTTCGTCGTCGCTCTTGTTGATGTCGGTTTCTTCGGGCTTGTCGTCGTCTTTCGGCTCTTCGTCTTCGGGCTTGTCGTCGCTTACGAAGCGCTTACGAATCGCATCAACGGCACGCGAGACCGGCTCAACACGCGCGTCTTTGCCGTCATCCTCTACAGCATCGACCAGCGATTTCTCGAGCCTGATCGGATCGTCGCCGTCACCCTCGAGAGCTTCCGCCGCTGACTTCGTGAACGAATAGCAGCGTATCATCGCGTCTTTCGCTTCGTCGTCGCTCGTCTTCGGATCGGCAACGTGCGCCATGCTCTTCGCGATCATCGTGAGCGCTGCGCTTGGCGATAGCTCCCGCTTTTCTTCCGCGTCTGAAAACACGCTGTCAATTTCTTTCGCTTCCATTGTTCCCTCCGACCGCTAGCGCCGTTAGTCGCCGCTCTGCTTCGATGTCGTTCAATTTCTCGGGCGCATACATTGATGAGCTGTCGCGCGTTTCTACTTTCGTGTCAAGATCTGAAACGTGCGCGCCATCAATACATCGCACCATAAAACTCAGCATATGATCAAGCGTTCGATCCTTCGACCATCGACACTCGCCGTAGCAGTGATCCCAGATCGCAACCGCAAGATCAAGCCTGTCCTGCAACTCTTTTTCCGTGTATCCGCCGTCGCGCATCGGGCGCAATTCAAATGTCCGCATTACCTTTACAACCAACGTCTCGCGCACTTCTTCGAGATGTTGATCGCTTAGAATTCTCCCGCGTGCTCGTAACCGATGCCGTGATTTCGATCTTCCTTTTCTTCGTTTCATGCCTCTACCTTTCGCGCGAGTGTACACAACTTGACTTCAAACAAAAAGATCGCGACACTCGCAAAGCATCTTTTCTTCACCTTTGTTCTTGGGGTTTGAGCGGTAGGCGACCGACCACGTCTGCCGCTCTTTTTTTATTCGAGCAACAACTCTCGATCGTGCTCCGTCAACTCGCAACCTTCAAACGTAGGGCTCGACATACACGAGTTTAGATCGATCGAGCGCGGATCGTCAGCGAGCCCCAAGCAATGACCTAGCTCATGGATCAACGTCGTGAAAACCGTTTCTTCGTGATATGCGATTTCGTAATCGACAAGAACATCGCACGCTACAATTTCCCCGTCATGGTCTAGTAAAAGCGCTTTGCCGTTCGGATCAGGTTCGTCAAGCTCGATCCAATCTGTTCCGCCGCCTGGTATCGCTTCAACGCTCGCCATGATTACACCGTGCCGCTCTTCGGGAGCGTCAAGCCATAGCTCATCAAACGCGCTGTTATCCACGCCGCCCTCGAAAAGAACACCAACACCTTGACCATTCCACCAATTGATCGCGCGCTCAACAACGCCGTCATGTTCGAACGAATCATCGGCAACTATCTGCCACGGAAGATCCGCGGGCCTAAGCTCGATCCCTTCGTCGTTTGTCTGTCGACCGTTATCCGTCACAAGCGGGTCACAAGACGAAGCAAGACAGAAGAGAGCACAAAACGCGATGAAACGCTGCATTTTCTAAACCTCCGCCGCAATCGTCGTGCGGCAATTATGGTGATATGGTGGGAACCCTACAGCGGTTGAAACCATCTGTTGCCCCGATAAAACGTTGCTATACGAGCCCGGCGATCCTGTTCCTGCGCCGCGTTGATCGACTTGCGCGATCACGTTGCGCGTACCGTCGGGAAACTCTACCGCTAGCTCGTCCCCTGCGTCGCTCACAAAAGGAGTGTGCCAATAAACGCCCTCGGGATTTGGGTCGTTGATCAATCTGTCTTGCAACGCCATAGCGCCATCAATCGGCATCAGTCGATCGTGTAGCATCAAACACGTTTCGGTTGTTGCTTCGTCAAGCACAGCAGAGATCCGATAAAACCTGATCCCTGCAAGGCGCATCGTCGCTCCCGCTGCATAGCTTCGCGCTCGCACGCTGGCGTTTGCTGCGACGGTTCGCCAATAGTGCGGCATCGATAAACCGCCCTTGATATGTTGTGACAGAATTTTTTCGATGTCGCCGCGACCTAATCCCCTGTTTATTCCCGCTTCAATGATCGGTCGCGCTTGCGCTGCGAGCGTTGGCGAAATCGCGCCGTATTGATTGCGCACGAAAAAACCATGGTGTTGTGAAAGACGCTGCGCGATTGCTCGATCGGGCAAACGAAGCGCCGCGCCTAACGTGTTGCGCACGCCTGGTAGTTTTGATGTCGCTGTGTTCGTGCGCCCAACAACGCCAGCGAGCGCACGCGACATTGACACGCGTTGCGCGAGCACCATGCCTGCCCGTGGCGATCGATATACTGTGCGCAAGCCTGCTTCGGTGCGCGCCCATTTTGCATCTGTTGCTTCGGGCCAAGACCAGTCAAGCCACTCCATCGCCTCGCGAGTCATATGCGCCGCTTCCTGCTTCGCTATGATCCCGAGTCGCCGCGAAAGTCGCGCGATGTCTTCGTCGAGTGCTTCGGGAGAAAACGGATTTGCCTTGTGCGTCTGAACCCTGCCAACGCTTCGCCAGACCGGAAGACCATCGCTGCAAAGTCCCGCGAGTGTGCCGATCACAACAGGGTCGCCCGTGCGCTCTGCGAGCGCTTGCGCCTTGCGTTGCACGTCGTCAAGCGTCACGCCATCGTAACGCGCGATCCTGCCCTCGCCAGCGTATGAAGCCACGACAACAAACGAGGTCGCCTTGCGTATCTTCGCGCCGATGATTTCTTGATCGCCAACAATGCGCAGCGGAGAGAGAGAAAAAAGCGCGCGCTGATCCGGCGCTAGCCAAGCAAAGTCATTCATTGGTATCGAAGAGCCGATCGAATTGCTCTTGCGAAATACTCATGCGCACTTCTTCGGGCTCTTCGACCGTCGTTGCTTCGTCGTTGTCTTCGTTGTCGGTTTCGCCAGTTGACGGATCGACGTTCGGAGCTTCGCCCTCTGGACGGAAACCAGCAAGCGCAAGGCGCAACGGCAAACGCGCCCAATCGGCTTCGACCTTCGGGAGATCAACGCCTAGCACCCGCGACACAATTGGTCGCGCTTCGTCTGGTGTCATCAAGCCATCGCTTAGTTTTGTGAGCGTTTCAAGCAAGTCGATCGTGTTCTCGCTGTGCGGCGGTAACGACCGAAAACGCCATAGCGTGATCCCGAGATCGCGAAGCAATGTGCGATTGATCTCATAATCGAAATCTCTGCGCTCTGGTTCAAAAACTTGCTCTTCCGCGACTCTGATCGCCGCCAACGCCGTCGCCCGGTTGAAATCGTTTGTTTCGCCGCGCAGGATCGGGGGAACACGAAACGACTGACCGATCTTCGCTCGGTTGTCTTTGTCGTATTGTCCCCAAAGTTGATCCTTGAATATCGCGTCAGTCAACGGCTTGATCTCGATCTTCACCGTGTTTTGTGACGCCTGCCCGGATATCGGCGCAGCTTTGTTCGCGGCTTCCGCTTCCAAAATCAGAATGCGATGAAAGTTCTTTTTGCCCTTGATTTGGTCGCGTATGATCGTGCGCAACTCTTCTTTTGCGTCGCTTGCCAAACGCCCGCCTGAGATCAAAACAACAAGCGGCGGGATCGCTTTTGACTCGAAGAAAAGCAGGTTGATCTCTTCCATCTCGCGCGAACCGATTGCGCCGAGAACGCAACCTGACCAACGTATAAGCCCGTAAACGTCGCTCTCCGCGTTATCGAGATTGAACCAAAGAAGTTCGGTCGCGAGTCTGCCGCTAGGCTCTTCGCGTTTTAGATCTTGCACGCTCTTGTAAAACTTGCCCGTTGTCGCGCTGAGAATTCTCGGATCGCCATACTCTTTGAAGTAGGTTTTTGTTCCCTCGTACACTTGAAGAAAACGACGAAACCGCAACCACTCTTTCCCGTCACGGACCGCGATATCAGAAACGCGGCGCTTGCATTCTGTCTCGACCACTTCGCCGTCAAGGGGCAACGCGCGCAGCGTCCACGCCTGCGCATAGTTCAACCGCGTTGGCTCGCCGCGCTTGTTGCGCAGCACTTCCCACGCCGCCCACCCTGTGCTTTCTTCGTCATGCCCTAGCTTCCGCCGCAAGCGAACAAACGAATATTTGCTAGACACGTTTGCAAAGAAATTTTCGATGCGCACGCGCTCGCGTCTCGCTTGCTCCCGCAGTGATTTGATCCGCGCTGTGATTTCTTCTTCGGTTGGGTCTTCGATCGGCTGTGGTTCGCGTCGCTGCCCGTCGTCAAGTTCATCAACCGCGTCAAGCTCCGCTTTGTATTCGCGCTCGATCAACATCGCAACGCGTATGCGTTCCCGCGCTTCTTTCGACTCGAGATCAACGACCGGCTCGAGAGTGTGACCGCCGCCGTGCACGTTGTGCACAAGCGCATCAATGTTCTGGCGCAACGCGTTTGACACGGACACAAGACGGACCAAAGACACGGGATCAAGCGGCGGGTCTATGGCGTTCGCTCCCTCGAAAATCGCGGTCTGTTGCTTGTCGGTTTCGGTGAGGTTTGAACGCGGCGCAACCTCGTTTTCAGTGCTGATCAATCGCGCCTTGAACGTGACTTCTCGGTCTTCGTCGTCAGCATTGATCCCGGTTACGATGATCGCTCTGTCTTCGGCTGCGCTCATAACCACGCTCTGATCGAAACCGTCGCGGTCGTTCCCTTGACCGACAATTTCGAGATGCCCTCTGTGTTGTAAAAACCAAGCTCGACCGGATAAGTCGCAGTGTCCCGCGGCTGTGGTGAAAGCTTCGCGTGCGTGTCCGCCGCATTGAAGCTAATCTCAGCGACTCCCGCGCCCGCGATATGCACTATCTCAACGTGACGCGCACTGAAAGGGAATTGAATCACGTTGGAGAAATTGGCGATCCCTGTAACTTCCTGGTAGAAAACTTCCATTGCCCTCACCCGTTGTTTTCGCGATATGCGCGACGCATTTTTTCAACGCCGATCTGTTGTACCACTTTCGAGCGCAGCGGTTCATCGATTACGTCAGAGAGTTTTTTGATCTCTGCTTCGTCGCCGTCAATAAACGCTTTCGCGATTCGCTGCGCGAACGCCGCGCCCACATCGATGATCAGCTTGATCGTTTCTGGATTCATTGCCTCTACCCTCACACGTTATCAACGACGATAGAACATACAGGATCGACGTAGCGAATAATAGTGCGCCACCTGTCCGCAACGGGAACGCCGACATCGATCAGCAGATCCAAAATCGTGTTTGACAACGTGCCAAGCGGTTCACAAACCATCTCATCCCACTCGGTCGGTCGTGTTCCACTCTCGCGCCACTCATCGTTTATTTGCTCCCACGCCCGCAAAGTCCCGTGCATTGCGACCAACGATGTCACGAGTCTATTCCATGGCAAAAGCTCCGCTTCGTACATTTCGATCGCTTGCTCTTCGGTCGCTATATCAACGCACGAATCAGGGTCACTCCCGCGTTGAATGCAATCGTGCCGCTCGAGTCGTTGCGCGTTGATTCGCTCCATTACAGTTTCGCGCGCCCTGTCCTGTGCTTGCGGCATGTGATCGGCAACGGCTTGATCAACGTCGCTTGTCACCTGCGCAATCTCGATCAATATGCGTTGCGAGGTATCAACGGGTTTCACCGTTGACGGGCACGCCGAAGACAAAACAGCGAACGTAACGAGCACAGAAAGACCTAGTGTTTTATCGGCTATGATGCGCCTATAGTTCTCCATCGGAAACCTCGATCTCCGTCGTTGTGTTGTTGGCTTCATTGCGAATTCGTTCGCGCTCGGTCTTGCTTGACTCTTGCTCGATCGCTGTGCGCTCGCGAGAAATTGCTACCCCGTGCGCGATATCGGTCAACGTGTGTCCGCCGATCAAAAGACCGATCAACCACTCGAGAGCGTTGATCGCTTCGCTCTTTTGTTCGTCGCTCAAACCGAGCGCTGCGCCGCCAAGCGTTACGCCGAGAATCGCGACGATCCCGATCAACACAATTTGCCCTTTTCTTGATTTCAGGATCGAACCGCTTTGCATATCTTCCCTCGCTTTCGTTTAGTCTTTTGTCGGCCCAAATCGCTCTTCGAATTCCTGCCACGTTGAAACCATCACCGCGGTGCACTCGGGTCCAGCGTCGTATTTTCCGGCGCGTCTTTCGATTTCGATCGCTGTGCATTTCGCGAGCGCTTCGAGTGTTGTTGCTCCGAGCACCATGCGCCCGTTGACGAATAATCGCCAGCCTGCACTACGTTTTGATCTGTAACGAGTATTGCTTGCCGCCATGGTTCCCACGCCATGGCGTGCACTCTAGCGCGATTCTAGCGCCTGTTGAAGTTTCGCTTGTGTGATCGGTCCTGGTATGCCGTCAACTGCGATTGCATCGGCGGGGTGCTTATCATTCCAATCTGTTTGAAAAAGTTTGACCGCGTGTTTTGTTTTTGCGCCAAACTTCCCGTCAATCGGTCCTGGGTTTATTCGTAGATCCTTCAACGCAGATTGAACCCACTTCATCGAGTTTCGCGGGTTTTTAGTCTCGCCATTCTCGCCGTCTGTCTCGTTCAAAACGTTCTCTGCTTCCGCTATAGAAAACAGAGTTTCTAGTTCGTCGGAGTCAACGACGGTATCAACGTCAAACGATGGGTTGTACGCATTAGTAAACGCCGCGATCCAATCGTAGGTTTCAAGCTTCGCTGTGCCAAGACCAGCGCGCACAATGTGCTCTTGCGGGAAAAGCGGACCGCAATCAACCTTGCGCTTGTTGAAGTGAAAATGTTGACAGGTTCGCGCTTCGTCAAACCGCGTTCGACCAAGCGCCATCGTAGTTAGGCGCATCAACTTTACCAGCGAAACAAACTGTCTTTCGTCATACGCTTGATAAAACCGATTGCCTCTAAATGGCTTTTCGATCACGTCATACGGCAACGTATAAAGCCCGCGCCACCATCGAAAACGGGGGTTGTCTTTGTCTACTGTCGCGCCGTCAGGTTTGAGCGCGCATGCGTTGATCAATTCAACAGAAAGCGAATCACGATTGCGCTGGCGACAGTGCCACGCGCCATCATTTAGGCGTATGAACATCCACGGAGTGCCATCGTGATCAATCGCAAAGTGCGTCGATCCGCCGCGCGGTTTCAGCGGGCCTTTTCCTGTCTTTGGATCTGGTCTCGGTTCGCTTGAAAACCAGATCAACAACGGGTTGATCGAAACCCCACCCGTTGCGTGAAACGTCCACCAAAGATCGTTTCTACCAGCGAGCGCGCCCTTGTATTTCTTCGTCGTTGGGTAGAAATCTGGAACACCCTTACCAGCGAATCGTTTTGCGATGCGCGCATGCGAGATCCTGTAGAGTCTTTCAAGCGCTTGCGCTGCTACGATCGGCGCAAAAAATTTCGTCTCGATTTCAGCCCACACGCGCGAAAAGTTCGCCGCGTCGCTCTCGAGAGTTTCTAGGCAATCTTCGCAAAACCCCATCACGACCTTTGCGAGAGCGCTTTGTTGACTGCGCTCTTGATCTCGTTGTGCTCTTGTCTCGCTCGCAGCGTCGGAGTTGACAGCGCATTCAACGCGCCGTCAACAGCGCTCTGCGCCTTGCGCAATTGTTCGGGCGAAAGCGTTGCAGGATGCCGACCGTATAGCCAGCCGCAACGCGATTGAAGCGCGCGATCAAGCGCGCGGTCTCTGCTCTCGATCAGCATGCGCGCCTAGTCGTGCGCGGCGCTGTAATGCAGAATCCCGACCGCCCCGACACCGGCAACGGTCACAGTAAATCCGCCAGCCGCGATCGTTCCCGCCTTGATGTCGAGATCGGCGTGCACGCCGCCCGTCGTGTCTTCGAATGCGAGCCCGGTCACCGTGTAATCGGTATCAGCGAAAGCTTCGCTGAACGCGACCGCGATGTCGCCAGGACCGGCAACGGCAACGCGACCGCGCCGCTCTTTGCGAAGCAACTCAGCCAAGGTTTCGTCGCCATTTTTGCGCTGCCCTTGGTTGAGATTCTGATGCCCCTCAAAATGGCTTTCTTCAATTGCGCTGTGCGCCATCGTTTGAACCTCCGTTATCGTGGCGAGAGTATCACCACAAAACGCTATCGCGTGCAAGCTATTCGTCAAGCCCAAAGAGCCGATACATCACACGCTCGATACAATCCGACAAACCGATCGGTTGTGTTTTGTCGGGCTCTTCGTCGGGCTCTTCGCGTGGCGGATCTGGAATAACATCGGCGTGCGCGGTCTCTTCTCGTCGCAACGCCTGAAACTCGATCGTTGCTCTTCGCATCTTTTTTTTTGCCCCTCTTACCCGCTGCGCAATCAACCGCGACCGCGCTCGGATCACAAGCCCATTGCGCATCAATGCATCGATCAAATACTCGGCATCGCTTGGCGCTAGAGCGCTTTCGTTGACTATTTCTGACGCTGTAACGCCAAGCCTACCAGTTGACGCTATCAATAAAAACATTGCTTCAACGAGCGGTCTGCCACGCTCAAAACAAGTTTTCGGGATCTCGAGATTTTTGATTTCGCTCGACCATCGCTTGCTAATCTCCCTGATTTTTTCAATCGTCAGCGTGCGATATTTTTGGCGCAGTTTTTTTTGTTGCTCGGTCTTCCAAGCTTCAACCGAGTTTTCTCGGTTTGCTTTTCTTCTTCGTCGCGCGCCCTCGCTGCGCGCCCTCGCTGCGCGGCATAATTCACAGCGGCACGGATAGCGCCGCGAACTATATCGCGCAACGGTTCCATGCGCTGGCGGCGGGTGCAAGTGACGCAAAAAACAATCGCGACAAAGAACAATACAACCGGACAGAACCCGATCGCGCCGCTTCGCGCTGTGCGTCCAAACCCTGTGAGGGATCGGCTTGGTACGATCGGGAGAAGCAACGATCAGATCTTTTTTGCTCCCGCACTTTTCACATGGACCATTGTCAGCAAGCCACTCTTTGCGCCTGCGTTGTATCCAAGCGCGTTGAAAAGCGCGTTGTTTCTCCCGATCTTTGTACGGCATGATCGGATCGTGTTAGCCAAGTTTCGAGAGTATGCCGCCAACGGGTCCATCAGGATCGGATTGTTCGCCCGCTTCAAGCCCGAGAAAATCGCCGATCGTTTTTGCCGCGCTTTCCCGATCAAAATCTTCCGCCTGCAACCTCTCGAGTAGCACGTGCAAAAATCCTTCGATCCGTTGCCGCGCTCTCTGCTCTTTTGAGATCACAACGCGCAAGCCCGCGATCACATCTTGAAGATCACGCCCGGCTTTTATCGCGCTCTGTAAAATCTTCTTCGTCTTGTCGTGTTGCTTTCGACTCTCGCGAAGCTTTCGCGACAGATCGCGCACTGCTTTTAGGCGTGCGCGAGAAAGGCGCTCTGCGCGCGCTAGAGCGCGCTTGATCTCGTCATGGTCTCGAAGGTCGATCACTAGCTCGACCGAGCTTCTAAGCGCCCCTAGCGCCCCCCGTTTTCGTTTTTTCATCGCCATCGCCAACCCCTTTAGCCAGATCGAGATCTACCGCGAGCGCTTCGATCATAAGCTCGTCTTGCTTGACTTGCGCATCGAGATACATGATCGCCGCCGCCGCGTGCTCTAGCATCGCTACGGCTTCCGCGTCGCCGCCCTTGCTCTTGATCTCGCTCGCAACCTTGGTCAGATCTTCAACGAGAGCTTCAAGCGCCACCTGTCCAAATTTTTCATCCTGTCGCCCTCGCTCGATCGCCTCACGAATGAAATCGGTCGCGCTCTCTGGTTTGTCTCTCATGCGTCGCCCTCGTTTGCTCGCAACCCTAGCACAGTCTTATGTAGGCAGTACAGAGTCAAAGTAATGAAAGCGCCCACATGTGGGTATAACGCTCACATGTAAGCGTGAAACTACACGGGATCACCCGAGCGCACCCGAGATCACCCGAGCGCCTTTTTCGTACCTTGACACACTTTCGCGCTGATCTTCGCACAACCGAACACACAAGCGCAGATCCGGGCACCTTTCAGCACACGCGCGCACCTTGCGGTCATTTTCTGCACTCGAGATCACACGCTCTTACCTGTACCCTCATGCGCCCCCATTCAAGCACACGCACTCACATTGCCTACACGTGCGCACATTGCCTACACGCACACACCTTGCTTACACATGGACACACTGGCGCACTTTGGGGCACGGTACACACACGCAACCACCTTGCCTACACGTGCGCACCTTGCACACACTGGCGCACCTTGCCCACACAACACCCACACGTGCGCACCTTGCCTACATGTAGGACACGGGAGCACAACACCCACACGTGCGCACCTTGCACACACGCAACCACTTCGGCGCACTCGCTCTCACATATCGGCACACATGCGCACTTGGGGCGACATCGCGTTACACGCCCGCACGTTTCAGCACTCGAGAGCACAACAAAACACACGCGGGCACATGCAACGACAGAAACACACGTTGTGCGTAGCGCGAACACACCAAACGACAGAAACGCACACGTAAGAATTTAGGCGCACAGAAACCACATTGCGCACTCTTGCCTACATGTGGGCAATGTAGGTGCGTGTCGTTACCCACATGTAGGTGCGAGTAGTCAAAAACGGCTGCAAGTGCTTGAAATCTAAGCCTTCTTTCGGAAGCGCCGAAAAGGTACTAGAGCATGCGCCGATTTTTCTGCGTTTCTAGGGGCATTCTAGCGCCAAGAATCGCTATGTGAGTTTTTTGCAACACACGCACCGTTTTTGATTGCCTTGCATGTGTCGCGCCAAAAAGATACTTTGCGCGTAATTTGCCGAACATACTGAGCTTTTCGGAAATTCTGGCGAAATCCGCCAACTTGCCGAAAATGCGGCGCGGGAGCAAGCGAAATCGATGTTCATATCGCGCGTGATCGTCGTGCGCGGGTGCACGCGTCCAGGAAAACCATCATCGTTTACAGTCAAACGTCTATATATAAAGGGAAGCCAACGAAACCGGGCGATCTGCACGAGATCACACCAAATAACGCGCCGAAATTATTGCGCTTTTTCAGAACCGCCGAAATTATTTTTGCGGCGTGTGCGTTTTTTCTTTGACGCTGTCTCGTTTTTCGCGCTATTCTGTAACTGTCAGCGCAACTCAGCACGGAAAGGGAGATACAAAATGACAAACGCAAACGAAATCGCCGCCGCCGCCGCCAACATCAAAGCCGCTCTCGAAAACGGTTTGATCGTAGATAAAAAGAACCTTTGGAAGTATGCGAAAAGTTCGAAGCTCGCCGCCCGTAAGGCGATGTCAGAGCTGATCTTCAACTCCGATTGCAACGTCAAGACCTTCCAAGCCGAAACCGGGATCGTCTACTACGACGGAGACAACAACCACGCCGCCCGCACGATCAGGATCGTCAAGGGCGAAGAAGAGATTTCGGATCTTTACTGGATCGTCGCTGCGAAGCTCGACAACGAGACGACCGCGAAGCTCGGGATCGAACTATAGAAAGGCCAAGACCATGAATACATGTGAGCATTGCTGCAAACCGCTGAACGATCATGAAGCTATCACTTGCGACGCGTGCGCGATAGCACAGCTAGAGCGCATATTGTCAAGCAAAGCTTGGCTAAAGGTTCGCGGGCCTTACATAGAAAAAGCGTTGCGTGAGGAGCTTGCAACGCTGCGAGCGCGCCGCGACATCTTTGGCGAGTAGAGATCGCACAAAAAACCAGAAACATTTCAAGCGCGTACAGATTTCAGCAAAAAAACTTTCGGCGCGGTTCGTTTTTTTCGTGACATTGTTTCGTTTTTCGCGCTATTCTTATCTTGTCAGCGCAACTCAGCACGGGAGAAACGAAATGCAAAACGTAATCGACACCAACAACGCCGAAATCGAGACCATCAACAACGCGACCTTCGATGTCAATCGCTACTACGATTACACGCAAGAGACCGTGAGAGTATACGAGGGTTTGAGCTTCACGGGTCGCCGCCCGAATTTCTCAAACGCGCAGGCGATCGGCGAGTATCGCGGGATCGTGTGCGAAGCTGGCGACATCATCGAGACCGTGCACAACGCGCTTCGCGCCGCGCACCCCGGTTGTTTCTTCGTGATCGTTGACTAGGAAAGGATCGACCAATGAAAAAGCTCACAAAAGCATCAGCAAAAGCAATTGACGCGATGATCGACGGGATCGCGGTTGGCGACGCTCGCACGATCGACAACAAGACCGGCTTCATGGCGGTTCACGTCGATCGACTCTCGCGAAACTGCTACTCGATCGCCCACTATTACGAGCAAAACGGTGATCTCGTGCCCGATCCCGATCTCGTCGTTTGGCGCGCCGAGACCGGCGACTATGTTCCCGTTTCGCTTCAACTCAGCTCTGGCCATTATTCGCTGGCGCTTCGACTCGAGAACGATCAACCCGTAGCTTTCGCGCCCGCGCTTTGCCGGGAGCTTGCCAGCTTCGCGAATATGATGGTCAAGAACATCAAGGCGCAGCAAGGCGGTCTTGCCGGTCTTCGCCGCAAGTAAGAGATCACCCCGAAACCTCCAAACATTTCACACGCATACAGCTTTCGCGAAAAAAAGTTTTCTCACGCGTCGCTTTTTTGGTGACATTGTCTCGTTTTTCGCGCTATTCTTATCTTGTCAGCGCAACACAGTACGAAAGGGCGAGACAATGAACATGAAAATCAACGACAGAGTAAAAGTTAGCTACTTCGGCGTTACGATCATCGGCGTGATCGAGAGCTTCGACTGCTCGGGCGTCACGCTCGCGTGTGATGAGCCCTTCGATTTCAGGGGCTCAAAGCGGGACGGAGCTTGGTTGACCTGGCATGAGTTCAAGGGCGCAGAGCTTGTTGAAGCGGGCGAGCGCATCAACTGTGAAACTCACAATGGCTTCACTTACGGCGTAAGGAGCTAACCATGATTATCTTCAAAAGACTTCGCGATGGTTCTTGGGGAGTTGTTGGTCCTGCAAACGAGGTCAAAGTGGGAACCTTGACCGTTACGAAGCGCGACGGATCAACGTCAACGGTTGAGTGCGTGAGGGTTAGCGCCCCGTTGCACTCCCGATACAGCGGCGGATCGGAGCGGATCGGCTACCTCGCAGCCCGCGCCCCCCGCGCGAGAGTACAGCGCGAGCAAGCGCGCCCGGCTTTCAACCGCGAAGACACGGGAACGCGCCGCGCTTCCGCTCCCGTCAACTCGATCCCTTGCGCAGAGTGCGGCACCCGCCCCGGAGTTATCGAGCACAACGAAGACGTGATTTGTGTTGAGTGCGCACCCGAGAACGTGCGCCGCGCTTACCTCGCAACGCAGATCGGCGAGGTTGCCCCTCTAACCGCGACCGCCGCCCGGTTGATAGTTGGCGCGCTTGATGTTGGCACCTTCGTTTTTGCTGGCAAGTCGATCTTCACGGTTTCGCGCCCCGATGGCTCGCGGTTCACTTTCAAGGTTTCAGATTCGCGCCGCTCGCGCCGCTCCCGTCCTGGCGATCGTGGCGTTTTCTTCGTGTCGGTTCTCAGCGGACCGAACAACACCGCTGATTATTGCTAC